GCCGGAAAAGAAACCCGAGCCAAAAGCTGAAACTGCTGTCTGTAAAGACCCTGACATGATGGAAAAGCTGGCGAGCTACATCGCGGCCGAGATGAACACCAACATCAATAGCCCAGCCGTTCGCCAGATGAAGGAACTGAACAGCTACGACGCCCATGCCAAGACCAAGGAATACATGGCGCTGCCCTTTTACCTTCAGCTCGGTCCTAAACCGGATTTCTATAGCCTGGCGCTGGGGATGAAAGCCAAGGCTCTGGCCATTTGGACTGAGCGAGTCGGTCAAAATCGTCCTTGGGACCACAAGCCGATCATCCGCAAGACGATTGGCGGCGTTTGGCACAAGCAAGGAAAGTACGAGTATTTCTATGACATTTGGTCAAATGTCCATTATGGCTATGTGGGAAGGGCTGGAGGTCTATCCGAGAGCGCACTGCTGGATGGTGCCGGTGGTGAGCAAATCATTTCAGATGCCCTACGCAAAGCCCAAGAAGTCGCAACAATGCCTAAAGAGCAATGGGAGTTACCTGGCCCAAACCGCTCCGCCGATGTCAACGGTCTGAGGGCGTGGGATGATGCTCCCGATCGAATATCCATAAGCATCGGTGTGAATCTATATCGCCAACATCCCAATGGGGGCATCACAGCCAAAATGATCATGGATCAAGTCCTTGCTGTACCACCCAAGGAATGGGGAAAAGGAATCAAAATACATGAATGCAAATAAGACCGGACGCCGCTATGGGCGCTGGATTCTGTTACTGCTGCTCGCGCTTCCAATTGCGATTTGGTATTTCGGCTCCCCTGTCGTAGCGGTGAATTTTTCACCCAACAGTGAGGGTGCATTCCACTACGTCTGGAATACTCAAGACAGAATTTACAGAGGTGATATCAAGCACGGTGGCGCAGCCGTCGAGTTCGGCTACCTGTTCCCCGATGACGACTTCTTCATGATGTTCGATTGGTGGACGGATAAAGGTTTTCAGCGGTGCATCGACATCACACCAAAATGGGGTCGAACCATTGACATCTATCTGGATGAAACAGGCAGGATCGATGTCGCTAAAACAGGCCCGGACGTTATTGCTCGATTGAAGGAATGCACCGGCGAGCCTGACCCTTTCCGGCCCTGAGATTCAATTACACTTAACCGTCCACGATTGATCCAGATTCGTCGTAAAACTCTGACTCATCATTTCCCTTCGCATCCCCCAATCAGGCGCTGCCGGCACCCTGCCGGCGCGCAGCGTTCCGCCCCCCCCTGCCATGGTCGCGCACGCTATAGGTCACTACCCCCCAAATCACCAGTTCATCACCCTCCATCACGTAGCGCGGCGGATATTTGCTATTTGCGGATAGCAGCATGACCACGTTGTCTCGGCGGTGCAGGCGCTTGCAGATGGGTTCGGCGTTAAGACCGGCAATGACAATATCGCCGTGTTCGGCATTGAGGCTGCGATTGACGATGACCAGATCGCCGCAAAATATTCCCGCACCTTGCATGCTGTCGCCCTCGATCTTGGCAAGGTAGACGTGCGGCGCTCGGATATCGAACAGCTCGTCCAGGGAGATATGCTTTTCGATGTGGTCGGCGGCTGGGGACGGAAAGCCCGCCGGTATACGGAATGAGTAAAGCGGGAGCGTTTCGCCGCCCGCCGACAACGGGCCAAAGATGGTGACACTCATGATTCGAACCTTGATGAGAAATGGACTGTAGAGACGATGTAACTCGTCACTGCCTACTCATCGCTATTGATGTCGAGCATCGATTCCACTGCAAAGGCTAGCGCCCCATCCGCCAACTCAAGCAGATCGCAGAGGTCGTCGCTATCAATCACCTTATTTGTGTATAGGGTGCGGGCTCCGGTCAGGAGTGCTTTGTGGTGAGCGCCTGGGCGAGCGAAAAGCGCGGATCTATCGGCGAGCATCGCCCGCCAGTGCGCTAAGTCTTTTGACTGTGAGCCAGATGCGACGGTGATCGTTGTTTTCATCAGTTTGGTTTCCCATGCGAATAATACTGTACGCATAACCAGTATATTCAGAAGCTTCGAATGATACCTACAGATGCCGACGAAATGCCTTACGGCGGATAAGGAAACGACCGACATAAAAGCGTATTTTTGACAGTTTATACAGGGCAAAAAAAACCCGCTTCAGCCGAAGCTGAAACGGGTTTTCCCCACAACAACGACCGTTACTTCAGGTCGTCAAAGTGGTCTCGCAGGAACTCGTAAAAGCGAAACGCTTTAAACAATCTCCATACGAGGCTCAGCGTACGCAGCAAAAGCTTCATACGTTTTGGCCTCCAAGGTTGGGGGCCAAACCTCCAGCACACTTACCGGATCACGCGTACCTTCGGACTTACACGCCAGTGCATCCGGTGAGGCGGCCGGTTGAGGTCCCTCCGAACGAACATGCCGGCACGGGTGCAAAACCGTGTCAGAGGGCATGAAACTGGTGTGTCACCAGCCAAACCCTACCACTGCACTGGATGTGAGCGCGGGCATGTTAACCTAGAACCTTAAGCAGAAAGGCCCACCCATGAGACTCTGAGGCAAAAGAAATGCTTACTTTTGTAAAATGTTATTTCTGTCAGCATTTTAAGAGCATCTAGTTTGCCGGCGACCAATTTCCATCACCATGAATGCACTCGATCAAGGCAACCAAAAAACGTTGCAACGATAAGCAAAGCTCAATACCATGCCACCACGCCAGTGTTTCCGGTGAGACGCTCGAAAGCCAAGGCCGCAAGCTGAGGCTTACCAAGAACCGCCCCGCAAAGGCGGTTTTTTTTTCGCCCTTCTTCTTCACTTGGCTTACTAATCGAATGTCGCCATGCTCCGGCAGGTGCGATGTGGCGTTGCGGGTAAGTGCAAAGGTACATATCATGATTTCACGCCAGTATTGTCTGTGAGACGTACCTAGCCCTAGCAGCAAGCGAAGGCTTATAAAAAAACCGCCCCGCAATGGCGGTTTTTTTTCGCCGATCATTTGAGCATTGCGTTTGTCGCCTGATCGACAGCGACGCCTTCAAAGCAGCCCCCCCCGCGCTCAACATCGCGGTCGCTCTCTGGACACGAATCATCATCTCTAGCCTTGTCCAATATCATTTTGCCTTGACCACACCATCGATGATTGACGCTAATCACGAATATAGAGTGGCTTCACGACCGAGTTGTAGGCAAAATCCGCGAGTTGCGTAAGGAAGTACGACTTATGTGCTTTTAGCGGGCTAGCGCCTTGCAAGCCTTCAATTCGCCGGAATATTCTCCAGACGTCGCTGCATATCAGCGATCGGGCTTGGTAACCCGACGAGTTGCGCAACAGCGCGCCTTCACAATTGCAGGCTTATCTAGCCCGTAGCTTGTTATGGCGGCTGTGCGTGGGACGCCTTCGGGCGTGCCGGTTCCCTTGACTCCCGGTTTACCAACCTGCGCACAGCTGCCACCCATTTCGCTTGGTAACGAAATCGGCAGCTCCCTATGTCAAGGAGCTAGACAATGCATCCTGTAAATACGCTACAAATCCCGCTTTTCCCTCTATGCAGTACCTCACTCTTCTTTCAATGCCTTTCCACTTGTGGAGGTGGTCAATGATCGAAGAAGTCGAAGAAAAAACCATCGGCTACACCCCTTTCATCTACTGCGGTGACAATCCGCTGTTCCACGTCAGTGCTGGCGTTCCGGTTAAAGACGCGCTGGCCCAAGCCTCGGATTTCCTTTGCCTGGCCAAGTCTTTCGCCGAAGACGCGGCTTTCGTGAAAGACACTGATCGCCACGCCTGGGCTGCGCATTATTTTACCGTGATGGGGAAAGCGGTACTTGATGATGTCGTAAAAGCCGTTACGCCCCGAGCCAGACCCATGATTGTGAAAGTCGCAAAATAGCGACTCGATCATCTGCGATTGTGGGTGTTTGAATGGTGGTTGGGCGCGCTACTGATTGGCGCCCTTCCCCCAAAGGCAAAAAACCCGAAGCAGGGCCGGGCTTCCTTTTGGGTTTTTCATTTCAATCCAATCAATCGTCAAGGTTGAGGTCGTTCACATTGATCTCAAAAGTCACGGCTTGTGGATAAGCGCCTGCGATATGTGGCTTATATATCCACGATCCGCTTCGGACATCGCTCTATACCATGTAAGAAGATTCTGCTCTTCCTGAGTTAGCTCAGACAATTCGCACTTCGGTTGTTCCGTGCGTATGTGCTGTTTTTCATCTTGATCCAAATGCCCACTACTCCATTAAGTGCATTGCAGGCGCAACGTTACTCATGAGCGTGGAAAATCAAAACCGAAATCCGTCGTAACGAATGTCCTAAATGTCGACGAGTTATTTCTTGGCATCAGAAAGATGGGTGACTTCGGCCATAGCACCTACGATGCGATGCACAGCTTTTTGGTCATACTCGGACAAGCTTCGGAACTGCTGAAGCAGCTGATCTTCAGTCGCGTTCAGGCCACTGGCGGAAGCCGGCAAACGTCCCCCGGTCAGGATATAGAGCACGTCCACCCCGGCCTTTGCCACCGCTATGAGATACGCGGAATCGGGGTTGCGCTCCCCCTTTTCATAGCTGCCTTGAGTATTACGCGTGATGCCGCCCTGCTGTGCAAAGGCATCCTGGTTGAGGCCTAAGCGCGTCCTTTCTTCGCGCAAACGCTCACCCACTCCAACATCCAAGTTCTCCGGAGATGCACAACTTTTCAAGCTTTCACCCTTTACAGGCCCAATTATTTGGGCATAATGAAATCAAACCAACACGAATGCACACGAATGGACACTATGCCCGCCCCACTCACAACCGAGCAAGCCCGAGCGGAACTGGATCGAAGGGGCATCAGTCTCGCTGAGTTTTGCCGCCGCAATGATCTCAATAGCAATTTGGTTAGTGACTTGCTCAACGGCCGCAAGAAAGGGCTTCGCGGCAAAGCACACAACGCCGCTGTGTTGCTGGGTATCAAACTCGGCACGATCAGCGCCGGAGACTGAGACCTACTTCATGGTTCATTAACGCAAGGATGCCGCCATTGAGCACTTACAAACTCGTTTGCCCCCATTGCCATTCCCGGATGCGAATACGCACCAGTGAAGGTACTCATATCTTTCTGCGCGTCGCTTATCTGCAATGCCTCAATGAAGCCTGCGGCTGGTCCGTACGGGCTGAGTTTGAGATGACGCATGAGATGAGCCCGAGTGGCATGGCGAACCCTGCCGTGCAACTCCCCTTGGCATGTGTGGCATTGCGTCGAGCAGCCATGCAGCCCGATGACAATCAGATGTCGTTGATTCCGCCTCAAGGAATGGAGGCCACACATTGAACACCATCCATTTTGCCCCCGACTATCGCACCTGCATGCAGGACGCGGCTCACGCTTACCTGTTGCGGCATCGCGCGGAATACTTGGCTGACTCAGATCGTTTATTCAGTAGCGCTGAGCGCCATTTGATCGTTGGCCTGGAAGTGCCCGCCAGCCTTGCCGCGAAGCTGGTGCATTTGGCTTGGACCGAGATGCAGTGCGCCGAGCATCCAGTTAGCACAGTCGGCGTCGGCAACACGCTCTAAGCAATTACCCCTTTAAACAACCGGCATTCCCGCTACGCGGGATGACGGATGCGCTTTGCCTAAAATTCGAGGTTTTCATGGAAGATAACGTCAGCATCAACAGCAACCTGACTCGCGTTGAAACGGAACTCCTGCTCGACGCCATACGCTCCCAATACGCGGAGCAGTTCCAGGCACACTGGTACGACGAGCGTTTCAGTTCGATCCCCATTGAACAGCGCCACGATGCGTTGCTCGCGGAAATCCCGATGATGTCAGGGCTGCGGCATCTGATTGTGGCGCTCTCCCACGGGCTTGGGAGGAAGTTTCACCGGTGAGCGCGTTTGCCAGCAACCTGCATGCTGACGTGTTGCTGCGTCTCAAGGATGACTATGGGCTCCAGCGCCGCTTGAGCACCGATTATCTGCGAGGCGGCAAATGCCCCGCGTGTGGAAAAAAGGAGCTCTACACGCGCTATTCAGAGCCTTGGCTGCTCATCTGCGGACGAGAAAGCAAATGCGCGCAGCGGTGGCACCTCAAGGATATATACGAAGACCTGTTCGATGATTGGAGCAAGCGCGCGCCCTCCTCTGAGCAATTTCCCATGGCGACCGCTCGGGCTTACCTTGAGTTTGCCCGAGGCTTTCGATTTGAACTGATTAAGGGCTGGTTCTCTCAGGAAACGTATTTCTCTGAGGCGTTAAACGCCGGCAGCGCCACGGTGCGCTTCACGCTGGAAAAGGGAGGTTACTGGGAGCGCCTGATCGATCGGCCGCATCGCTTCGGCAAGATGAAAGCGCGCTTCAAGCCCGGCGACAGTCCGCGTGGTGTCTGGTGGTGCCCGCCCTCTGTCGAGCTGCTGGAGGTCAAAGAGCTGTGGATTGTCGAGGGCATTTTCGACGCGATCGCTTTGGTGCATAACGGCATCGCGGCAGTGTCCGCGATGTCGTCCAACCTTTTCCCTGAGAACTCATTGAAGGGACTGGCTCACCAGCGCGGCGGTAAGCTGCCCAAGCTGATTTGGGCACTGGACAACGAACCGGGCGCGCACAAGTACACCAAGCGCTGGGTGCGCCAGGCACGCGCGCTGGGTTACCAGTGCGAGGCAGCGCAAATCCCCCAGACGGATAGCCGCAAAGTTGACTGGAACGATCTGCATCAGCGCTGGGCTTTTATAGATGATGAAAATCAGCGCACCGAACAGATCAAAAAAGACATCGCGACCGCCCGCTACCACGGCTCTCTGCTGATTGCCGAAAGCGCCTCAGAAAAAGGCGTGTTGATGTACGACTGGCGCGAGCGCCATGAATTTCACTTCGGTTTCGACAGCCGTTTGTACTGGTTCAGGATGGACCTGGAGAAGTTCAGCAGGGCAATGCATGCGCTGGAAACTTCCGACCTTCACGAAGACCAACTACTCAGCGAAGGCCAGCGCCGGCAAAAAGCCTTGCGCCAATGTGGCGGTGTCGTTGAGATCGCCAACTGCTACCCGCAGGCCCTGTACTTTCAGCGCAATGAAGTCACCGATGAATCCTGGTATTACTTTCGCGTCGACTTCCCTCACGACAGTGGCAGCGTCAAAAACACTTTCACCGGTGGCCAGGTCGCCGCCGCCAGCGAGTTCAAGAAGCGTCTGCTGGGGATGGCTGCCGGCGCCGTGTTCACCGGCAGCAGCAAACAGCTCGACAAGATCATGAAGGATCAACTGTTCGGTTTGAAGACCGTCGAAACGATCGACTTTGTCGGTTACAGCAAGCAGCACAGTTGCTACGTGTTCGGCGACCTCGCAGTGCGTGGCGGCATTGTCAGCCTGGTGAACAAGGAAGACTTTTTCGAGTTCGGCAAACTGCGACTCAAGACACTGCAGAAGTCGATCACCATGCACATTCAGCGCGACGGGAAGCAGTACCGCACCGACTGGCTGCCGATGCTGTGGTTGTGCTTCGGTGCAAAGGGTATTGTTGCCCTCGCCTTCTGGTTTGGCTCGCTGTTCGCCGAGCAGATCCGCACGAAGTACAAGTCATTCCCCTTTCTTGAGGTCACCGGTGATGCCGGTGCTGGCAAGACCACCTTGCTGACTTTTTTGTGGAAGCTGCTCGGCCGCGAGCATGAGGGTTTTGATCCGTCGAAATCGACCCGCGCCGGACGCCAACGAGCAATGGGCCAAGTCTCCAATATGCCGGTGGTGCTGATCGAGGGCGACCGCAATGAGCCGGACAAGGCGCACGCCAAGGGCTTTGACTGGGACGAACTGAAAGACTTCTACGGCGGCG